TAGACATCATGGAAAGTTATATGCGTGAAGGATTGGCATATGGATATATAAAACAAGCTGGTGCATGGTATGACTATGCTGGAAATAAAGTTATGGGACTTAATGGTTTGAAAACTTTATTGGTAACCGAACAACCCGAATTAGGAGAAACACTTAAGGAACAGGTAGATGCCTCTCAACATTCAACAAGCACCACAGGAGATGACTCCTCAGGAAATAAAAATAGCCAACTACTTAAGTGAGTTAGGGTTGAGATGGGAGTCTCAAAGACAGGTTGGCAAATATTTTGTAGATTTTTGGATAGCTGAAATAGGAACTGTTATTGAAGCTGATGGAGTATACGGACATTTTGCTAAAAAAGATAAAGAACGTAATGAATTTCTATTAGAGAGTGGAGTAGATTATGTTTTACATATTACTACAGAAAATGCTAAGGAAATCCGTCACGACATTGATATATTTTTAGTTAATATTGCCGCAGACATGAATCGGAAAAAAGGAAATAAATGGGCGTAAAAGAGATAACCGAAAACGTTACGAAATCTTGGGATACTAAAGATTTAGGTCAACTGTTAGTAAAGCAGTTGGATAAGCAGTTGGCACACCCCCAAAAAAGTACTAGTAAGGGTAAATTCTTTGTGTCGGCTATAGGAAATCCGTGTGACCGATATTTGTGGTTACATTATAATGGGCTAATTCCTAAAAAACCTATTTCAGCGGCTCTTCAACGGATATTTGGGGTGGGTAATTCTGCGGAAGATCGGTACGCCAAATATTTTGGCAATATGATGTTGTACAGGGAGCAGTCCTGTAAAATTGAGAGTCCAGTTCCTCTATCAGGTCGTGCAGACTTTATTTTACATCATGATGGGAAGATGTTTGTACTGGAATTAAAAACTATTAACCAACGGGGTTGGGACGATGACATAGCGAATGGACCTAAGATGGAACATTCTACCCAATTACAGTGTTATTTACATATGTTGGGACATCCTGAAGGCGTAATTTTGTACGAAAATAAAAATACCCAACAAATTAAGACATTTGTGGTCAAGCGAAATGATGATTTATGGGACGGTATTCTATCTAGGGCGCAAAAGATAGCGAATATGGTATCTCCTCCTAAATTGGCAGAAGTAGAGGCAATTCACTATCATTATTGTGATTGCAAATTAGTAAAAGATGAGGAATTAGGTTTTGGATAAACGCAGTAGTAGAGTAAGCCCTGAGCATTACAAACAGTTTGAGATAGAACCGTTTGACTTCATACAAAGGAATGGGTTAGGCTTTGCCGAAGGTAATGTTATAAAGTATATTTGTAGATGGCGTGAGAAAAATGGGGTAGAGGACTTAGAGAAAGCTATACGTTATATTGAATTACTAATAGAAGGAGAAGGGGGAATATAAATGGTAGACGAAACTTGGACAGTTGAAAAAGGCTATAACAAAGCCAATCAATATGTAGAGGATATGGAAATACCTTTTATTAAAATTGATAATGCTACTAGAGAAGATATAACTTTTGGTAACTTATCAGAAGCTTCAAATACAGAGTTGCAAGAATATCTATCTGTATCAGGGGCATGGTTAGCTTTTGTCGAATTAAACTTGGCTGCTCTAGGCGCAAAAAAGGGCGCATATGAAACAGCCTTTGAAACTGGAATGAAGGTAGAAAAAGCTAAGTTGGCTGAAGAGTATTTGGCTAAAGGAACACGTAAGCCTACCATTGATGAAATGGAGGGTATAATACTAAGAGATAACAAACGGCTGAATACTAGCATGAAAACTCTTATTGAAATTAGAGCAGCCTACGATAAATTATTGGGTCGTAAGGAAGCTTTTAAAGGATTATTCAATACATCTAGTAGAGTGCTATCAGCCAGAAGCCTAGAATCAGGGAGGGGCTAATGGATATTCTAGAAAAGGATAGATTTATAGAAGTTATGACTGTCGTAGCTGAAGCTGTATTCAATTTCCACAATAGGTGGGGATTTACACATACGGAATCTTACAAAGATCGAACAGATCAAGCTTTGGCGAAAGAGCGAATTCCGATTATAAAGGAAGAAGTCAAGGAGTGGCAGGAGTCCATTAAAAATTTTCGTAAGGATCCCGCTAATTTTGACGAGGAAACCGGAGATTTGTTATGGGTAGCCATGGGCAATATAATGGCTGTAGCTACGCCCGACGCTAGGGATAGAATTGTTAAATTAGTAGTTGATAAAAATGAATCTAAGAATATAGAAAATTACGCCATACGTAAAGATATTGGTAAATTGATTTCTATACATAAATCGGAAAAGTGGAAAGGTGCTGAGGAACAATTAAAGGAAGAATGGGAGCTTAGAGGCTTTATTCTGGAGGATGTGTCATCCACACAGGAATAGATTGTAGTTCTAGGGCAGTTCACGCTACAATTATAGATGATGATGGGAATATCCTAAAGTGTTTGAAATTTGATGCTAAGGGTAAAATTTCTTCTGACAGGTTTCCTGATATAGCTAAAGGATTAGGAGTTTTACCTAGGTTGGTTGAGGGTGGAACGGTTGCTATAGAAAAACCGTTGTATTTTAAAAATCCCCACTCGACTATTTCAATATCCGAAGTGGTGGGGGCGGTCAAAGAAGTTTTAGAATTGGCAAATATACCTTACAAAACCGTAGATAATAGAGTATGGAAAAAAGAAATTATCAGTATGGGGAATGCTTCTAAAGACGATATAATTAAGTATGCGACTAAATATTTTGACGCAGAGTTTGAAGAACAAGATTGGGCTGATGCAGCCTGTATAGCCGAATGGAGTAGAAGAAATGCCTAGAAATCCAGGGTCACTACGTAAAAAGCCTAAAAAAGCTACCTTTGTGGTGAAAAATAATACCACAGATGAAGGAAAAATAGAGCGGACCTACGAGAATCCCGTAGAGAATGTTCCAGATGAAGTGAACGAGTACAAAAAAGTTGTATATTGTAATTTTGGAGATTGTGCTTTCAATAAGGGGATTCCAGATTTATCTCATACCGAAACTACAGTTCGAAATCAATATAACGAAAGTAAGGGATGGAAACCCTTATTTCCAAAAGAAAGAGTATGGAACTCTATTTGTACTAGAGATGAAGTAGTAATTGACCTAGAACGATCATACGGCAAATCTGGGGCGGCTGCCAAAGTTCCCGCATGTTTTACTCCTAGAACTACTGTGACAGGGCATGTAGATTTTAGTAAACGGATGGGAGAATCATACCATATCGACGATAGCCAAGATCCAACGGCTAGAGATGAAGGTTGGGTAATGGACAATTCGCCCTTCCAAAATTAAGGAATTTTAATGAACCGAAAATATTCTCAAGAAGTTAAAGACTTCGCTGCTAAAACCTATATCCATGACGATGTGATAATTCCTAAAATCAAAGAAAATATTTTAGCCAAGTATGAGGTAGAGATTCCAGTGGATACTCTATATCAATGGTCTAAAGAACAAGGTTGGAAAGAACTACGCACGAATGCAATCGCTAGGGCGAGAGATAAAATGGTAGAAATAGAAGCCGACCACAGGCGGCTTGATTCAGAGGTACATTTAGACCAATATAAGAAAATAACCGATAAAGCAGCAGGGGCTTTAGACGTTCTTCAATTTGATAGAGCTTCTGATGCTGCTAAAGCGGTGGATATGGCTATAAAAGGTGAGCGAACTATCTTAGAGGGGCTGATTTCTCGTAAATTTATTCAAGGAATCGTAACTATTATCATGGAAGAGGTAAATGATAGGGATTTACGTCAAAGGCTAGGAACTAGGTTGCAAGACTTCTTACTAGAATTTGAGGATAGTAATGGTTAACGCTTCTAAAAACGAGAATGCTAAATTATCTTGGTCGGATGCTGTCAATGAGTTAGTTTCAGATTTAACTAATGATACCACTATTGATGTTCCCGCATCCTTTAAAGATTTTATACAAGATATTTGGAAATTAAGTTTTCCTCACCCTGAGTTGTTTGAGATATGGCATGTGGGCTTTATTTGTGATGAATTGGATAGAGCTTTAGATGAGGGGCAGAACTTTGTTTGCGTTTTACCCCGTGGTCATTGGAAAAGTACCCTTTTAGGGCATGGATACACCATTTGGCAACTCATGAGAACTAAGGCAAATAGTAAAAGTTTATTGTATGCCTCATATAACCACGATATGGTTAGATATCACGTAAGAACCATGAAAGATGAAATTAGAGCGAATCCTATTTTATCTAATGAGTGGTTTACCAGAGATTTAGCTAGAGGGGCAGATAACTCTATAAGGTATCAGACAGCAGATGGGGGGATTGTACGGGTAGAAATGGCTGGAGTAACTCAATTCAAACGAGGATTACATACTAATGCGGGAATGGTAGTTGACGATATTTTGAAGGACGCTAATTCTCCTATAGACCCCGGTGAACTCCCCAAAATTAAAGATTTATTTTTTAGAGCGTTGATGCCTATTCCGAATCCCGGAACTCCGACTGTTGTGGTGGGAACCCCAATGGCTCCAGGTGACCTGTTAGCGACTTTAATAGGCGACGATAAATTTAATAGTGTAGTGCTTCCAGCTTTTGATCCTGTTCCAGGAAGGCATGTCCTAGCCCCCGAAATTAGGGATAAAGAATGGCTAGAGGCGTATAAGAAAAGTAATCGTAGTTCATTTGCTTCGGAATATATGCTACAACCCCATTTTGGAACTGATGGGTATTTTACGGAAGAAGAAATTGAAAAATGTGAAGATGATTCCCTAAAAGTATATAGAAGGACGTTAGATCACGTTGAAGATTTGACAGAAGATTATGAATGGGTCGTAGCAGGGTATGATGTAGGCAAACGTCGCCACCCTGCCCATTTATCTATATTTGGTAAGCGTAAAACCGATGGTCATATTATTCAACTTTACCACGAATTTATCAGAGGTATGTCCTATCAGGCGCAGGTTGATATATTGAACCAAGTAGCGACTAATTTCCAAATAGATAAAGGTTTTATAGATAACACCGACAGGGCGTTAGAAGAAAGGGGCTTGCAAACCGACAATGAACAGGGATTAAGCGACCAAGAGAACACTGAACGAATAAGACATTTAAGAGGATTGAATAGAAAGTGGGATTTGATGCACTTTACTCGTAGAGCCAAAAATAATATGGCTACAAAATTTGAACATTATGTTGTTAGCGAAAAACTTCATTTAATACCTGATGCTGTGCAGAAAGAGCAAATTTTGGTGGTAAACCGAGACTTATACGCAGCAGAGACACCGAATGGTCACGGGGACTCATTTTGGAGTATAGGATTGGCGTGTTTGGCAGCAGATAAATTAGAAGGACCAGCATCTTATACAGGGGTAGGAGATGCCCAAGTTTTTAGTGGAAAATTCTCTGAAAAACAAGACCCAATATCCGATCATGTAGCGTATAATGAAGACATGCCTGAAGACGAAGAGCTGACTGCTGCGCTGGGCAATATTTACTCTAAATCCGTTGAAATGTACGGCGACGAATCCCTCTAGGAGACTATCTGTGACGACATCTATTGCCCAGTCCACCCAAACCGAAGAACTCCCCCATTATCACGACCACGACACACACACTCCCATTAAACTTTCCCCTAATTTTATAAATAAATACACACAAAAAGAGTCTCCTTTAAGTCCTATGGGAACTTTTGTATTTTATAGAACTTATTCAAGATTTTCTAACAAATTAGGTAGGCGAGAAACTTGGTTAGAAGCCTGTCAAAGAGCTGTGGAATATAATGTAGGTTTAGCGTACAACCATACGGCTAAAATAGGCTATATCCCTGATTTAACTGCTTTAAATAAAGAGGCTGAATCTCTTTTTGATTCTATGTACAATACCAAGCAATTTGTTAGTGGTAGAACCCTGTGGATTGGCGGTGGAGAAAATCATGTTGCGGATAAATATCCGTTAGCTAATTATAATTGCTCATTTACGGCTATAGAAAAATGGGAAGATTTAGCGGATTTATTTTATCTATTATTAGTGGGTACAGGGGTAGGATTTAAATGCACTCCTGAAATGGCGGAACAATTGCCCCCCATTAGGGCTAATCTAGAAGTATTGCATGATGACTACGTTCCTGCCCCACCCGAAAAACGATTAGAGCATACTAAATGGATAGATTTAGAACAAGGATATGCCAAGATTTATATTGGGGATTCTAAAGAAGGTTGGGTTGAAGCTTTACGGCTATTTTTAGAAATTTTAACCACTCATGAATACGAGCATATCAAAACAGTCAAATTTGATTATAATTCAGTTCGTCCCAGAGGGGAAAAGTTAAAGACGTTTGGTGGAACTGCCTCAGGACCCGAACCGCTGAGAGAAATGTTTGAGGGTTTTCATCAAGTTCTAACTAACAAAATTGACCCCTCACTTGCTCCCCTACAAAGAGCCTATCAAGGGTACTACAAGGTACGCCCCATTCATATATTAGATATGGGGAATTTGATTGGAAATAACGTGGTAGTTGGGGGAGTTAGGAGAACCGCAGAAATATTCCTGATGGGTGACGGAGATTACGAGTCGTTATTGGCGAAATACGCCATCAACGGTCTTTGGACTGATGAACAATTCAAAGCGCACAAGAAACTAGGTAAGCGTCTAGCTACCATAGGCGAAAAACCAGAGTGGTGGGATTCTATTAGGTTAGAAAATGGACAAAATTCTAGAGAGGGTTTAGATCATCGTAGAATG